TTTTTTAATCCACGCCCAAAATTTATTAAGCGGCTACAAGAAATTGCCAGATAACTTTCCGCCACTATTAAGGACGGCTGTGGAAAACTCTCTTGGCTTACACCCATTACCATTGCCAGAACCCTCATTGTAAGAACCGCAAGAACTATACCGCCTTTGAACTCATCAGGGGAAACTAAGGGGTCGCCCTTGACCCCTTTATACACCCAGTTCTTAATCGGATTAACCCACCAACCGATTATGAGCTGGATGTATGAATCAAGATGAATACAAAATACTAAAACAAGCGGTAAAGATAATGAATAAGGAGGCCAAAAGATTCGGCAAGTGTAAGGAGTTTGCTTTTAACTGCGGATGTTGTGAGGTCGCCGAGCTGGCTAAAAGGTTTGATAGCTTCGTGAACTTCTGGCTCGACCCTTGCGAAAAGTAAAAACGAGGCGTATAACCTCGTTTAACTGGACATCTTGTTTTTTGCTATTGCGACGGCATAAGCCGATTATCGTGTAGCGGAAACGGATGTCTGGTTTTTTTATTCCTCAATTGTTAATGTTCCGTCCAATCCACCAGAAGCACTTATATCCGTATCTGTTTCAATTCGGAGTATGACCCCGGTTTCCAAAACAGAACTTACTGAAATACGAATATAATTTGATGGACCAGAATTTTGCCAATAAACTAAATAATCATCAACAATTAATATTCTATCACCAAATGCTGTATATCCATTATTCACCGCCACTTGAACTCCGTTGTAATAACGACCAGTAGCCGTAAAATAATAACCAGCCGAAACTGAAGACATAAATACTCCGTCAAATAAAATAGCGGTGGGTTTGAAACCTGTTGGAATAAATAAATAAATATCAGCCAATGCTGTATCACCAGAATCACTAATAGACACCTTGAATCTATTCTGAATGACTTTTTTATTTTCATTCTCAATCAATAAAGTCGTCGCCGAAAGAGCTCGTCCGACTGGTCTGATTAAAGTTCCTGGAGTTGTGCTTAAAGCCTCTGAATCATTGATGTAATATCTACTTCCAATCGTTAATCCGCTTAAACCAGTCGCAACCCCTCTGGTTTGAATCAAAGCAGAAGCCCCAGACAAAACAGTTTCTTTAACGAAACCACCAATACCAAATGAATCAGTAAAATTAGTCGCATTAGCTTTATAAAGTTTTCCAGCATTGTTTGAAATACCAGAAACCACAAGTGTTGGTCTATAATTAACTGTTGTTTCTTCAGAAGTATAAACCGTTATGTTTCTTGTAGAAGCTGGCTCTTCAAGTCCGGTAGAACGATTTACAAATCTAATCGCAATCCCATAATTAGCTGTTCCAGCCTTCCAATTATTGTAAATCGTTGTAATGTCTAAAAAAATCCAATTACCAGATTGAGGAACGATAAGATTACCTCGGAAAATATTAGATTCACTTGTTTCCATTGAAGCCCCTATTGAACCCGAAATTGCTGGTTTTGTGTTCCAAGTTATCACGCCTTCCGACCAATCAGCCCCTGTCACTAAATAAGCATTTGTTTCATAGCTTTGCGAAAGATTGCCTGATACTCCCCCCATATACAATCGTAAAAATACATTTTCGGCGGTTGTAATGTTAATACTGGATATGTCAAACTTCATATACAACCAATGATCAGCCGTGCCAGAAGAATTATTTGAACCAATACTCGCACTTACCTGAGAAGCGTAATTAGTTGTTGGATTTTCTTCTCGCACTTCCGCATCTTCCGAGGCAACAGCACTGCTAACTTCCATTGAGCGAATACAGGCATAATCACCAGCCGTAAGATTTTCACCGGCAATAGCTGGAATAATTAAATCTTGATGATAATGAAGTGTATCCGCCCTTTCAAAATCAACCATTGTATTTAAGTTTGTAGTTGTAAGATTAGCACTCGCCCCAGCGATTGCTGATTCTGGTGCCAGTTGTTTGCCGTCTACACCTTCGTGGTCGTGGCCGATAGTTGGGTCTAAACAATCAGACCTTAAATTGTTATAAGAAGTCGCCAAAATATCCGTTCCTGCGACGACTGGTGATGATGAAGCCATATTTTGTGTTAGATTAACTAAAAGTTATAACACTTTCCACAGTCAAACTCTCTACCGCACTTTTGGTTATACTCCCTGTGAGGAAGTGAGAAACAAGCTGACCAGTGTTTACGGTCGCTGTGCCGTCAATATGCCAACCAGCCTCTTCAAAAGTTCCGGCCACTTCGGTGGCAGTATAGAAGTTTGAGAGGTAAGCGATGTTGGAAGATTGAGCAACCGATGAGGTGGCTTTACGATAGACTTCCGTGCCGAGTTGAGTATCGCCGTTCGCTGGTGTGGTATTATTCGTTCCGAGCGAGCCATAGTTAGCCCCCAAATCAGCGTCGTAAGTATTGTCCCCTGTTAGCCAGCGAGCAAAGACTGCCCGACCTGCGGTTGGGATAAGGTTATGGACTTCATATTGCCTTACGAGAGCGAGTTTATGGAGTTCCAAATACATCTGTTTCAAAGTATCAAACTTCACCTCTTTTAGAAGGCGTAATTTCTTGTTTATAGCCTCCAAATTAGCCTTAGGGGTATCAGGAGACCCAAACTCGGCTAAGTCGGCTAAAAAGCGGTGTTTCTTGGCGACACCAAGGTGTATCTTTCGGTCGGTATTGGTAGCGAATTCTAAAATCTGGGCTTGAAGCTCCTTAGCCCCTGGAATAGTCAAATCACAGACCGAGAGTTTGTGAATACCAATAATTTTCGTGTTATCGTTGTTCATACAAGGTTATTCAAAAAAACTTAAAAGCAATTTACTTGTTTCAAAGAAAAAAAGAATATAGACCCCCCACTGTGCCAATCCCCACCGAGCGTCAGAAGCGTCAGGTTGCCAGAGATACGGATCAGTAGTCATATCCCTTTCAACTGCTGAATCAGAAGGCGATACTGTTATTGTATCATTTCCTGTGGCTTGATGGGTAGGCGTAAAGGTATCAACTGATGAAATTGTAATAGTGGCTACATCGCTTATTAGTTGATCAATGACTTCATCCTCGTCAATTTCTCGCTCATTTACATTTCTTGATAACTCTTGAAAATACTCGATTATTCCGAATAATGAAGTCGAACAAGTCGCTTGAAAGGTTGGATAGTCCCCCGATTTATATTGAATCCTGATTTTTTGAATTACAAATTCATTATCAATTCCTTTGGCTGTATCGGTGATTCGGATTTGCTGTCCGGCTCTTAATCCTTCAAAATCGGTCTTGAACCTTGCCGTCACTATCGGGTTTGCATAGACGGATATTTCGGCCATTCCTCGATCAATTACCGCTTGAGAGGAGTCTAACGATTCATCTGTAATTACCGCCCCATCGAAAATTCCATCACCAAGCCCTAAGGTTTTAAGAGCGGCGATTGAAGCCCCATCGGAAACTTGAGTGCGAATCGGGATAACTTCTTTATATTTGAAAAGCAAATATTCGGTAGAGGTTAGCGTTCCTTTCACCGAAGTCGCTCGGATAGATTTTTCGTTGTAATTCGATACATAATCATAAAGCGTTTCATCAACAAGATTTTCAACTCCCACAGTTTGAGTGGTGGCAAACTTTGAAAAGCTATCACCAACCGTTTGACCTGTAACTGCCAAAACAGTAAAAGTGTCGGGATCAACATAAGTAATTTGACGAGCGGCACTTCTTGTCCGATTGACAATCCAATCATCATCAACAAGTCCGTGAGCAGTTGCTTTAACTGTTGTGGTAGTGGTTGCCGCTTCCATTGTGTCGGTTGAAGTGTTGTTATCGAGCCAAATTTCTAAACTCTCAAACAAGGATTTCATCACCCATTCCCTTGTGGTGTTGTCGCCTTGAACGACTTGCGTGTAATAATTTTCCGAGGTTTTAGTTCCGCCTCTTATCACTTGCCTATTTTTTAACTGCGAAGTGTCTACATCTATTTCCAGATTCTCAAAAACATCACCGGTATCATCAAGGTCAAAAGGGGCATCATTTGTCTCGGTATCGAAAAAATGTATATCGTGGTCATAATCAATATACCAGTAATAAGAAAGCGTATCGGCAAGACTTTGAATTAACACCGTTGGTTTTTTGAATGAAGCTCTTACATCATCAAATGCCAGCGTTTCTTCAAAATTAAACATTGTAAAACTTCCGTCCGCAGTCATTCGCAGGTCATCAATTATCACCGTTCCGTTAGCAGTTTCGATAAACAGAATAGCGACATAATCAGTCGCCAACCAATTCGGTGTCCCAACTGTTGTGCCGTCTTTTAATGGAAGCGAAGCGAAAAAGTCTTCCGTGCCGCTTTCTGGGGTTAAAGATACTTGCGTGTAATTAGAAGCGTCTGAACCTATCCGAACCCGAATAGCCGTAAGATTAGAAGCCGAAGCTCGGTTATACCAAAACGAGATATTTCCTTTTGTCGGTGAACCTGTGGAAACTCCAGTAAGTCCCGAAGCGTCAAACGATGAAGGCGAAGCGGTAAAAGTCGCTGTCCCCCCAGCAAACACAAAAGGAAAATTAACCGATGAAGTCCCTTGAAAGATTTTAGTTGTGTTTTTAGTCGGATTACTTCCGTCCCCCGATTCTATCCATTCGGCTTGGACTGCGGAATCATCCACATAGTCCATATCGTCTATTTCGTTGTTGTAGTTGATCGTGGTGTTAAGAGCGTCATTGATAATATACCTTGCGTCTTTATCTTCCCACGAATCATTTACTAACTTTTTGTCAAATAATTTGGTGTAGTCGGTGCAAGAGATTTGATACTCGACATTTGAAAGTAGTTTAGGATTGGTTTGTTTTACATAAGTAATAATTCCACCAAAGACTTTTTTACCAGCTAACTGACCAGCAGAGTGAGCCGATACAGGAGTATCCGAAAGAGTGATAGTAATGTTTGAGCCGTCCTCGTAAATATCCGAAATACAGGCTCGTTCCTCGGTTGCCGCACCAACCCCAAGCCAGATATGTTCTCTCTGCCGAAACTTCCCATAATCGAATACCGAAAGCCCTGAACGAATAATATTTTTAACCGTCAAAGCTGTCCCGACCAAACTCACAATTTCCACACAGTCAAAGATTTCCACAGCCTCATTCTCGGAAGGTTGAGTAGCCCCTGGCATTAGCGAAAAATACGCCGTATCCGACATATTTTGAATCTGCTCGGTAATAGAAATACTGCCATCTTCGAGATAGCTTGATTGATCTGATGAATTGATAAACAGCTTTATCATAATTAAATAATGGCGGCGTGCTGTTTCAAAACTTGAATAATCGGGTTGCCGATTTTTTCCACGATGTCTTCATTGGAAAGTATCATCGGGTTGTTGATGTTGATTACAAGCGTTTGGCCTGCTTTATCAAGAGGAGTGACCCTCGCCCCTCTATTGAGAGATACGAGTTCCGGTCCAGCTTCGCCGACAATAGCCGATCCAGCCCCCACCACATCGCCACCGCTTGCCAGTAAAGGAATAGTCGAGATTTTAACAGGAGTGATACCAAGAACAGAAGCCCCTTTACTGACAATATCGTTAATGCTTTTAATCATTGCGTTTACTTTTTCAATCACCCAATTGATACCACTCTTTACAATATCTTTTGCCGCTTCCCAAGCTGTTTCAGCCGCCGATGTCACGGAGTCCCACATTGTAGTCCAAGTATTCTGTAAGGTTTCAATCCAAGGCGAAAAAACGGCGGTAATTGAAGCAATAGCGTCAGTAAAAACAGTCTTCATCGTTTCCCATATTCCTTTTGTAAAAGTTGAAATTACTCCCCAAGCCGACTGCCAAAGACTTGAAAGAGTATTTATACCTGTTGAAAATACATTTGAGATAGTTTCCCAAATGCTCGTAAGAAAAGCGACTATTGAATTGAATATGTCCACAATATCTATCCCCATCATTTCAAAAGCTAAAATAATCGCCCCAAGCGTAAATGCTATGAAAAAATCAAACGCTTCTTGTATAAACGAGAACGCTGATTGTATTCCAGCCCAAACTGAATCCATTGTCGCAAGGACAGCAGTTTTCGCTTCATCGAATTTCCCGACTATCCAATCCCAAGCCTCGCCGAAGGCTTTTGAAAGTTCCGGCCACACAGCAATTAACCATTCAACAGCTTTTACTATCCCATAAATTACCAATCCAATCGCCGCACCAATAGCAATGTATGGAAGCATCGGGATTAAAGCCGCAGTAGCCGCCGCCGCAAGCGAGTAAAACGCAATAACCAAAGTCGTGCCGACAATACCTGCCAGCATATAAAGTTGAGTTTCATTTTCCTTTATAAACTCATTTAATTTTTCCAGCACTCCGCTAACTCCACCGACCGAATCAAGCCAGTCAAGCATTCCATTAGCAATTTCGGTAATGTAGGGAAGTAATTGTTTTCCGACTTCCTCGCCAAGTTCGCCCACCTGATCCTTTAACTCGATAAGAGGGTCAAAAGCGTTTTGAGCCATATTAGCAAGGTGGTTATCCTTGTTAATGGCCTCTAAGATAATCGCTTGAGCCGCCGCTACTTCACCAGTATTTACAAGAGTTTCGATTACTTTTTTTTGGTCTGCGGTAAATGAAACTCCT